GATATCCTGTACCGACACATCTGTGGCATAAGCAACCGTTACGCTACCGACTCCTTCCCCGTTTAACGAATACTGTCCGACACTGGGGTGGTTCATAACGAAGGACGTATCGGAAAAGCTGTAAGTGGAATTCATGGCTCATCCCTCCTATCTGTTCACTGGGATTTGAATAATCACATGTTCTATAGCACCAGCTAGTTTTATCGGGCAGTATATATTTGGCGCTTTCCTGGCATCTCTATCCGCTTGGCTTTGTTCTGCTATGGTCTCAGACAGTATCGCATAACCCTTAGGTAATGCATCACCGGTTTCAAGACCTAATACCTGCGGACCATTCCAGATGCCGGGAGCGAGAAAACCAATATTAACAGCTTTCTCAAAATCTGGCGTAATCGCCGCCACAATATTGCTTACCCCGTCTTCGGTCTGCGGTACTTTTTTGCGTGACACCAAAAGATCCATCACGGACAGCTGCACGTTGTTAGCCAGCTGATCGAGATTTAGTAACTCATCAAAGCTGGCGCCGTTTGCTTGCCAGCCCTGTTCATAGAGGTAATAAGTATTCCCTCTGGCGACATAGATGTTACCGTTTACTTCTTTGATAGCCGCTATCTCGTTTTCGGTAATGCTCTCCGGAGCTACTCCGGGCAACCGTTTGTAGGCTAACGTGTAGGCGCTGTTGTTCAGCTGGGTATTGGCGCCCATAGCGTAACCCATGACCGATGCCACCGCATCCGGAGTAGTAAGGCTATACATGCCGTGACTACGAAAATAGTTCAACTCTTTTAGTGATGCAAACACCTCTTTATCGCCAGCTGTATAAAAGTAAGCACTGCTCGGCTTGGCGGACTCTGTCCATGCCGCCAGTGTCTTGATGGCCGCAAGCGTTGCACCGCAATAAGTGAAAGCATACCAATCGGCATTCTTATTACGGCAGTCAGTTATAGCTTCCACCAGATCCTCCGTTGATTCGATAGCGCCGACAACTAGTTTACTCGGTGCAGGCGCCTGACTAAAATACAAACTGGCTGCCTCATACTCCGGACTGCTTGAAGCGAATCCATCAGTGAGCATGTCCGATAGATTAGTGTAGAGTCGGATTCTTTCCGTCACAGGGATAACTCCGCTTTCACCTACCACCATGCCAATATTGAACCCAGCTCGGGCAGCCGATTTGGGGCTTATGTCGACAATCACCTTAACAATATCAATTAGGGACAGTTTCATTTATCACCGTCTCCTTTCCACATTCTTGCTTTATAACTATACCGGCTCCTTCAATCGCTGGAACTTCACTCTCTCGACTAATCAGTTGATTGAACTGTACCGACAGGTCAGAGCGCTCCCACCACCGGCCTTGGAACAATTCCGGGATCCTGACCGGCGCCGGTATTTCTGTGAGGGCAAATAGCTTAATCCTAGCCAGCTCATACTTCCATTCCGGCAGGAGCACCTTGTACCTGATATCCTCTGCTCGATCAAAAGAGTTGGGACCGTAGAAAATAAAAAAGACCGATAACACCCTGGTGTATTGGTCTTTTCTGATCAAGTTGGTTACGTTATCCCGGTAGCTCACGTCCCGCTGTCGATTATACAGGTCGTCTTGTGGCACTATTCGCAGAAAGCAAATATCCTCGCCGATCTTCCAGTTAGGTTGCCCATCTGTAGGCCAGGATAACCTTACCCTATCCTGGTATAGTTTGGGGTCATATCCTAACATGCGTGTAACGGTTTGTTGCAACTGGTTTTCAATCTCTTTGATTCCAACCATTGTTAGATCCTCACCCCCGTTGCCCTGTACCAATTATGCCAAGGCTTTACCTGAATAATCTTGTAGCGAAACCCCTTGTACTCTGCCTCATCAGACGTTCCGGTTTCGGAGGTTAGGAAAATCTGTTCAGTACTTAGAAAGTTCATCGTTCCCTTGACCCGATCCGCCTCCGGTATCTGTTCTAATTCCTCGGTACTCGGTGGTTGAACAGGCCCGTAGAAAACTAATGGATCTTCACTCTGCTCATACTTACCATCTACCCACTTGCCTGACTTTCTCCAGATCGTGTAGGTTGATACGAAATCGGGATCTGTCAACAATTCAGTTACATCGATCATGTTTTCCTCCGTACCACATAGTCGATGGAATCACGCAAAGCGCCTTCATCGATTAATGGTCTCTCCTTGCCACCTTTGCGTTTGATGGTTTTCGGGTGAAGGGGCGCCCAACCGTTTGCCGGGTTAGTAAACCAATCCTTCACTATACTGGCAGCTTCCATCCCGGTTTTTTCATATTCCATTTTTGCACCGGCTAAACTTCCGTCTAGAGCTTTATTTACGGCTTTTTGCAACATGCTTGCCAAGTATTCTTTTTCCTTGTCCAGTGCCGGTTCGATAATTGGCCTGGCAGGAAAGCCTCTAGCCGGAGACCCGTGGGTATGAATATAAGCTAACTCGGCATTATTGATGCTACCTGCACGAGAAGACGTCTTTTGTGGTACGCCCACACAAACCTCCAGCTTATCCAATTCATTAAGAGCCCTGAGAGATTCTCGAAGTCCTCTACCCATCGATCTCACTGTAACGCGTATCATATGATCACCTCACATATATACCGCCCTTACCCACCATTTTCCCTAAGGTAGCCAGCTGCACACCGTAACCGGTCAACTTCCACCCCGCCCAGCCGTCTAAGTCTGCTATGGCTGTAGCAAAGTCGTAAGTGACCGCTACGCCATCAACAGACTTAGATGATTTGAGCCCCTTGGCTTCGCCAGCGTTGATCACACCAGCTGCAGTCCCAGTAGGGTTTTGATTCCATTGCAACCACAGGGTACACCAATGAGCAATGAAAAGCCCCATGGCGTGCGTCCAGATGTTATGCCAGCGACCAACATTAATGGCTTCATTAGCAAATTGAACGTACATATCAAGGATATGGCCGGGTACTACTTCCTTGAATTGCGGAAACTGCTGTAGAAAGTCATCAGAATCATACGGCGGGTTATCGCTGTGAGGCAGGTTTGCAGCTGCGGCAATTATCCCATAGGCACTATACGGGAGCATCTTCATCCCCCGCATCATCGCCCGTTACACTATCGTCAGCGTCGGCGCCACCCTCATCGGAGGCGCCAGTACCACCATTGCTGAGTTCATTTTCTTTTTTAGCCTCCTTGGCAACAGATGCCATAACCTCGACATCACCAGCCTTTTTAGCCAACTTAAAAAAGGGCGTCTTGGCCACCCAGTCGGGCAGATCCGAAAACCCAAGAGCAACGGTAAAAGCAATTTCACCATTTGGCCCTTTAAATTCGAATTTCTTCTTCGCAAATACTCTCATTATGGCGCCCTCCTATATTCCATCTACGTAGCGAGCTGGTTGATAGTATAAAAACTTAACCTGACCAATCTGTGATGCATAGGCGGTTAGATAAGCCATATCGTTGACGCTTGGCTGGGTCATTACTCGGTTGATAGGAACAGTGATATCGAATTGCACCTTGTCCTCATCATTTACGTACACTATCATCCTGTCGGTTCCGCCTGTTCCGGCGCCCACGCACCAGCGACTTGGAGCGATACATATTTCTACTCCTTGATTACGTCCAATGTTGTTATCTAACAGATATTGCAGTATAGATATGTTCCCGGCGTCGGAAACCTTCCGAGTGACCAAATAAGTATACTGCGTAGGCGGGATCAAGATGTGATTGGGCATCCCGCTTAAGTCATATTCTGAAGCCACCCAGGCTGCAGTAAGGGCTTGGTTAATATCATCAAGAATCTCATCCGGTGTCTTAACAGCCCAAGTCAATCCACCAGCACCGGCAGCTACCATAGCTGTTGTTACATTAACATCGTTGCTCAAGCCCGTGGTGCCGTATGCCGGAAATCCTCTATAGACGTTTTGGTCCAGGGTCTTTTGATAGTTTAGTCTGATCCCCGTATCTAATATGTTTTCCAAGCTGCGACCAATCTGATTAAGCTTTGCCTGGTCCACAAAAGGCACTTTCAGGATATGTCCCCAGGTGAACACCTTATAGACATCTTTGCCGATATCTGCCGCCATCACCGGAATATCATTAGCCTGACCGCCGATGATTCCATCCTCATTGCCGCCTGCGGTAGCGTAACTGACATTGTGCGTACTGGTTGATTCCACCCAACCTCCACCAGTCTTAGCCACGATGTCTCGCTGCCAGGTTACACTGGTAAGCGGCTCTCTAAGCTTTGGGTCAACCTTCTCCAGTTCGCCGACCAAGAAAGCCATCCCGCCAGCGGTTTGGGCGTCCATGGCTTGGGTTACATATCTTTGCCCACTTCTGATCATCTGATCCAAAGCACGGGTATTCTGCATTGGGTATGAGCTTACTTTCATTTGTCCATTTCCTCCATAAGATTATATATTTCTTGTCTTGATGGTTACCTCAACGATGCCGTTTGCATCCTTCTTGCCGGTGGTAAACGACATAAACGGGATCTCAACGTTCCCCGCACTCTCGGCTGTGATAACCCTGGTACCCGGATTAAAGTACACCTTACCCCCGGCAACCGGAGTTCCTGCGGTGCATAGCACAGCCACGGTGCCTCGTTCCAAAACATCGCACGGCTCACCCTTGCGATAGTGTCCAACTGCCTGACCAACAGCGCTAAACTGCTTTACTTCCCTTACGGCTACGCCTAATATCTTGTTGGCGTTAGTTTCGCCCGTGGGTAGCTTACTGACGGTGTTGTCCGGGTTCAACGCCACCAGGTCCCCAAATTCGATCTGCTCGGTGGCGTTTTGGGCAACGGGCCTGGTCGAGGCAACGAAGTCCCCGTTACGCGAAAAACTACCCGGATATCCGAGGTCTAAAGCGATTCCAATTGCTTTACCTGGCATGTTAGTTGACCTCCTTGTAGTGTGGATTGTACTTCTTGGCAATATCTTTGCCAAGCTGTCTATCGTCTGGTTTACTTGAGTCTTTTACCGGCGCCGATTTTTGTCTGGCTGTTAAGATGTTCTTGTAACCGTCTCTGGATTTTCCAGAGCGTCCCTGATACCCTTTGACGGATTTCACAAGGGCATCGGTAACCGCCTTCTTTTCTTTCTTGTCCTTGATCCTCGCAATAACAGGCTTCATCGACCTTACCAGTTCCAGCAGCGCTTTGTTATCAGCATTGGGTATGGGGTTGTCTGGAAGAGCACTTTCCGGTAATACCGGTCCCTCTTCATCGGCGGTCTCTTCTTCATCTCCTGCTGGGTCTTCATCAATTGACTCTTCGTCCATCTCGTCCGCTGGTACAGTTACACTTTCCTCGCCACCTGCTAAGTCCTTTTCAAGCTTTTCCAGCGGGTCTTCTTCGTCAGCACCTGCACTTTGAAAGTCAGCTAATCTGGCTTCCAAAGAATCCAATCGATCCATGATTTTTTGGAGCATTTCACCACCGTCTGTTACCGGCGGCTCCTGATCTTCTTCCTTTTCAGCCATGGCTTCCACAGCATCAGCGATCTCCTCCGGCGCTGCATCCTTGGCGAATGCTGCAAACATTCGTGCCAGGATGTTCTTCCTGTTCTTTGTCGTCTTCAATGGCGTTTCCATCCTTCCATCTTTTATTGCAACGGTTTCACCTGCCCGGCCTGATGTCACTACCGCCACATGGTTACCCCGAATTGCCATTTGCTTATACTCGCCTTTCTCAATCTCTTCATACACGCAGTCATAGCCACAACTTATCTCCCGCTTGCCATGCTCAATCTCAGCGATTAATACCGGGTCATAGATAACCAAATCGGCTATAACCTTGTCTCCGTCCTCACCATCGCCTTTTCTAACATTCTGAGTCACACCCTTGATATACGAACTGATATTGTCCGGGCGTACCCACTCAGTGGGATGCTCATCAGTCACCGGCTTACTCTCAAAACTGGCTAACGCCGCAAAGCTAAACACTTCATCCTCTGACCGATGTACCTGCACGCTTTGATCGTGAAGCTCTTCTACCCCTACCTCTTGGCCCAGGTATTCCTGCCAGCCAGTACGGGCTATGGGCACATCATGGCAAATCAAAAAGCCCTCGGGAGTCCTGGTCATGTGCGGACTAAACCGAGAGCCGTAGTAGGCTTTCAAGCCTTCTCACCCCCCAATGAAAAAACACCCTGTCGAAGGGTGTTTTCGTGGTATAATAATGTTTCGAACTGCCGCTTGGCGGTCTGGTCACTTCCCGAGGAGGGAGGTGATGCGTATGGTGACTTGGGGCGAACTCTTCATGTTCGCATTTTTCGTAGTCTCACTTATCGCCCTGTTGCGAAACGACAGGGATGAACGCTAACAGCACCGCCCTGGATTAGGGTCGGTGCTGCACTGAAACACTTCGGATCAGCCGCCCAACCAAAAGCGGCAGTTCCTATTTTGATTTACCCAGCACCGCCTAGGATATAGGCGGTGCTGCGCCGGTTTAATTCGGACCAGCCGCCGATCCAAAGCGGCAGTTCCTATTTCGTCTATTATACTCCATCAGCACCATCCATGCCAATGGGAAAACTGCCGATGAGCAACTCTATTACTTTTATTACTTAGCCTGGCATCTTAAGATAATCATGTATGTTGTCGACAAATTCCTTTTCTCCCGCCGATACTAGGATTTCCAGTTCCCGTTGCAACCGCTCTCCATGATCACCAGATAAGACATCAGAGCTGAAAAACTCTTTGTCTATTTCTTCCACTACAGCTATGTTATTTTTGTTCTTCAGAACCGATTCAAGCCCTCCAGGAATGTAGTTTATCATACTACAACACCCCCTTCTCATTCATTGCGGCCAGCAACAGATTTTCCAGCAGCATTTTTTCATTCCCAACCAACGATGTGAATTTTCCTCCGTTTTTGATTTCTTCGAGTGCTCTATCAATCTCTTTAACCATTTGTTTTTGATGTATCTTAAGCGATGGATCATTCTCAAAAAACCTTGCCATAAGCCTGTCTCGGTTTTGTTCGATGTGAGGCAAGTACTTCGAAAAATAAGCATCGTCATCGAAACTCTTCAAGCCCTTCTTAATAAACA